TCGGATTGTACTTTAATAGATAGCTGTCTGCCTCGAACACGAGTGTTCACTTGAGTAGTGTATTTTTCTACAGGCACTGTGGCAGATCGTATAACAGAGGCGCTGTTTGACCCTCCTTCTGAACGAGGATCGTTGTATCCAGAACCCGATGACTGTAGTGGCAATAACTCTAGTGTGGCTGTGGGGCTGTCTGCTGTAGAGCCATCAAAAGTTATGTCAGGCAAAATACGCCGTATAAATGAAAATTTATCGCCATCTTCTATGTCAAATTCACCAGAAGTAATAAATGCTGTTATGGCTGTATTGGTTCCACTTTCATTGTCATCCAAACCATCTTCGTGAGTGACTAGATTGTTACTGTAAGTAGCCCCAGTAGGAAACTGTCTTACACCCGCATCCAGCCAAGCAGATCTTGATAAACTGCCTACATACCAGATATTTTGTTCGTAATTATAGACAACGTATTTATCCACTGCTGTCGAACCTGTTGATGGGTAGAACCACCATACTTCACTAAAGGCTTCGTTAGACCCTGCAAACGACTGTTCTCTTTGCTCAGAGTTTAAGTCACGAAACACATGACGTTTTACAGAACATGGCAGCACTGAAACTCTACCGTCGTATACGTAAAACGAATCTAAGCCCATCCAGTAAGTCACTCCCGCAGCAAACACCGCAGAATTTTGTGAAGCTATAGATACGTTGTCTGCTAGTAACTGCGATCCCCACACTATAGGAGCACCAACATACTGAAGTGCATACAGCGCAGCATCTGTCCAAACCAATATTTCTTGGCTAGCTTGTACGGCGTTTATTATCTCTGACCCTATAGATAGCTTTAGATCGCCAGCTTGATTAGTGGCGCTAGGAGTCCAATTAGTTGGGTCTTCTTGGTCTGACCATCTAAGGAGCATAGGGTCTTGTGTAGTTACTCCTAACGTATTAGCTCCAAAACAAAACACAAACCTACTTACGTCAGATACAAATATGAAATTTTGTATGACGGGCACATTGGATGCTCCCGATAGCGTAGATAACTCTACTGCACGTCCGTTTAATCCGTCAGCATTAGAAGCATCCCAGTAGTAAATGCTACCCCCGCGTGGCCCGAATATTAGATCTTCACCAAAATTGGATTGACTAAATAAACGCAAAGAATCTGTAGAGGTGGCACCATTGCCCCATGTGCCTTCATCCCACCCACCAGCGCCCCAACCTACTAACGGCACTACAAACTCTGGGCCGACATTTATTTGGTATTTAGCCGTTACAGAACCACCACCTGAAGCTGATGAAGAAGCTGCGCTGCTAGCCTGTATAGTATAAGTATTACCAGTAGAATAAGTTATCTGGAACTCGCCGTTTAGTGTAAGGCCACCCACCGCAGAAGCTCCGCTAAACGTAACAAAATCATTGTTTATGTAGCCGCCATTAGCATCTGTAACGGTAACAGTAGTAGATCCACTAACAGTGGTAAAAGGGTCAGTGAGAGATACCCCAGAAGGCGTACGTTCAGGCGTTACGTCAAAATATTCTCCGCCTTTCTCGATATAAAATTTTAAGTTGGTGCCAATACCAACTAATTTTTGACTGGATAGAGTTACCCAGTTAGATAAAGAACGTGCTACACCTAAATACGTGTTAGCAGATATACGCTGCCAACCGCCTATTTTCTCTGGGTATCCTGAACGAAAACGTATTTTATCAGAGTCAAACCAGCCCTCTTCGTCCACATAACGTGTAACTTCTTTGTTCACACCGGGGCGAAGACTTAGCTTGCGTAACGGCATTATTTGTACTCGCCTGACCGTATAAGTTCAGTGACCTCGACTGCACGATCACCCACTTGTTCTGCCCATCTGCTATCCATAAACTCGTCAGCAGCTACGTCGTATTGCTCACGAGACATAGCTTCTAAAGCTTTAACGAACCCACGTAACCTAGTCAGACCAAGGTTGAAACACAGATTAATCATCGCGTCACGACGGGGTTTACCCAGAGGCCCGTACCAGTCATACGCCGCCCTTAACTCTGCATCGCAGCGTTCTATATCGTTCATCAATAGGTATTCGATCTCATCGTCAGACAGGCCAATGCCGCCATCTTCGTCAATGCAACGCCCGACACCAATCGTGGTCTTGTTGGCTGTACACTGGTATGCGAAAGCCTTTACACCCTCGTGCCGCTTCAATGTTTCTACAAGTGGCCCCATAAACGTCACCATCTACTTTTCTCGTGCTACTTGGTTGACCTTTTCGTATGAACGCATAGCGCCCAATCCGAGCATACCCATCATAACGGGCACAAGAAGCGTTGTATCTACCTCTGGTACATCTACCCAGATGCCTAATATGTTTACGATGATAGTGTTGTAGAGCAAACCAAACGCAGAGATCCATCCAATGCAGGGACGCCACCCGGCAACAAATAACGACTTATGTGCAGCTTCCATCTTGTTTATTTCTAGCTGGCCTTTTAACGCTTCCTGCGCGTGGCGCTCCGACATGGTTGCGATCTCGTGAGCCAAAGCATTCTTCTGATCTTTGTCTTCAATAAACTTGTCGAGCAGTCCTGTGACTGGGCCGATTAGCTGTCCCACTAAACTCATCTACCATTCCCTCTGTTTGACCATGCTTGCGCTCCAAAGAACGCTGCCAATATACCTGCGACTGACACAAAATAGACACTAGCCATATCGCCAAGAATACTTGCCGCCTGCACCAGTCCAGCCCAACTACTTACCACCACCAACGACGGATACAGCAACATCCCCCACAGAGCGAACCAACTCATACTTCTTTGTGCCTGCGCCCTTTCGTTACTTATCTTTAGTTCTTGTAGTTCTTTGCTAGTTTCTAACTCGTTATCAGTAACTATGCCATCGCCATCCGCATCGTATTCGGCGTAATCACTACCGTCTTCTAGTCTTTTTGCTGCCATACTTATCCGAAGGCTTTAATCACTAATACAAAGACTAAAATTGCTAAACCACCACCAATAATCAAAGTTGTGCCGCCAACGAGAAGCTGTTGAATGAGCCTCTCTCTATCGCGTTTTTGTTTTGCCATCAGTTTAACGTGTGCCCTCCTGTCTTGCTCTTGCTGCCTAATCGCTGCGTCATAATCCTCTAACAGCTTAGGGTCTGCGACGAGGAGCAAATCCCTCAAATCTTTTTGGTATCTTTCTTGGTTCCTGCGTAGCATTTGCAGCTTCAAGATGTCGTTTTTAGATAATGCTTTGAATGTAGAGCTTTTACGATCTACCTCAAAATTATTAAGAGCTTCTCCAAAATCAGAGACCAAAGCCATCGCCTGTTGAACGTTAGCCTTACCTTCGTTGACGTTTTGAATTACCGAATTGATCTGCTGGAGCAGCATCCCAGCGGCAGCAACAGACTCAATAATCATGGTTTACCCCATAAAAAACTGCGGCAACGCAGCCGCTGCAATCAGTGCGTACAGCCCATAAATCAAATGCTCTAGATGTTTGAACTTCGCAGAGCCTTCTGCAAGGCGTTCTTCGATACGCTGATAGCGCAAAGCGCACTCACGCTCGTGAGCATTGACCTCATTCAATGCTTTTTCACCCGCATCGCTCATACAGAAATATCCACTCTTTGTGTTGGAGCAAGAGTTGTAGCCTCAATCTTGTTACCTTTTTGGGTGTACAAGACAGGTATGACCGTCTCAACCATCTCTTTGATCGGTTCGCCTTCAGCGCCTGTTCTCAAACGCTCCTGCTTTTGTACTGCGATCTGCTTCCAACTAATTTGAGCAGTATCGCTAACAGAACCTACATCCACAGTCGTTACTGTAGTTGTCCAGAAACAACAGGCTCTTCATCAATCGTAGCCACGTTGTCTTGTGCAGGAGCTTGCTCTTTCAGTTCAGCCATGAAGCGATCTCGCATTGCACCCATCTGGCTCATCGCTTCGCCAGTGACCATACCGTTTTTAGCGGCTGCGTCGATAAGGTTCAATACGTTTGCTAAATCGTGAAGTTGGATATGCTTCGTCTCCATTACCAAGGTACTCCTTCTCCCGTTGTTGGCGTAATCTGTAAGTCGATGTTGGCTTGCAAATCAGCCTCCAACGCAGTTACCGCATCGTCGCCCATCTCTGCTTTGAGCCAAGCTATGCAATTGGCTTCTGTAACGCTGTCGTAACTTGTGAAAGCATTAGGGTCTGGCGCTGCCAAACCCTGAGAGCCATAGCTGCCAGCGGAGTACTCTTTGCCGCCATTCGTTTCTGCTGCATCGCATCGCCAGTGGAGGTTGTTGATGACGTTAGTTAGGCCGTCTTGTGACAGCACGAAGTCAGTCTGTGGGATCGTCCAAGTAATTGTTGCTGCCATCAGTTGTTCTCCAAAGTTTTAATTCGTGTTTCTAGCGCAGTGATTATTTTTTGTTGTTCTTGGATTGATTTGATAAGCACAGGCACTAGCTTTAAGTAGTCCATTTCATAATCAGATTGTTCTTCATCATCCGTAGGGACGTGTTGAAGCAGTGTCATGCTGTTTTTCTCAACACCTGCCGCGCTCAACGATTCTTCAACGTCTTGAGCGATTAACCCCGACATGACTGGTGCGCCTGCATCGTCAATTTTGTAGTTATAGGTCACGGGCTTGAGGCTAGTTACAAAGTCCAGACCCAAAGCAAAGTCATAGCTAATATTATTTTTGAAATTACGATCAGAAGGCAATGAATTTGCGTTTGTTGAAATGGTGCCGACGCTAGTACCATTTTTTCGGAATTGGAGAATTGTGCCATCGGTGTTGTTTCTTCGTAGAAACATCACTGCTCTTTCGCTGGCGGTGTGAAACATCACGCCGTTCTGTTGCATGATGTGCCCTACATCAGCGGCTGATCCTGACGTTTGCGCGAATAAGAGGTCGCCCCCGGATGTAAGGCGCATACGTTCTGTGAAATTTGTAAACGACGTATCGTCCATCTGAGCAAACCGCAAACTGTCAGACGAGCCACCCCAAACAACAGCAGGATTGTTTGACCCATAGATGCCAGAAAAACCTGCGTTTGAGCCTGTTCTTTCTGCAATGATTGTTGTCCCAGAGGTACCTTGGGCATGTATTTTTTGTGCAGGACTGCTCGTGCCTACGCCGAAGTTTCCTGATGTATCAAATCGCGCAACCTCCGCTGCATTGACGGTCATGCGCAAAGCATGGTTGGTGAAACTGCCCAAAACGGGCAAATTATCGCCAGCCACACCAATGTATGCTTGGACGTTGCCTCCATTCCCAACTCGCGCATAGGATGCTGAGCCAGTAGCGCGATTTATATCTAAGGCTGTAACCGGCGTCATGCCGATGCCGACGTTACTCGAATCGTCAAACCTGACAGCTTCAGAGCCTGAGTTTGCAAAGATTAAAGAGCCATCAGCTTCTACACCCAAGCTATAGGCTTCGTTTCCGCTATTTTCTTCCAACGCAATTGCATGGTGACTTGAGTTTGACTTGACCTTTAGCGTTCCAGATCCGCTGCCTGTAATTCCTCCAAAAGTTGCAGAAGTGCCTGTCAATGCACCACTTACATCCATCGTGCCATTTACATCAATGGCAGTCGCAGTCAGATCAATCTCATCCGTGGCACCCAGAGCCAACACCGTCGCGCTAGAGCCTTGAATGAATTGGCTCGCGTCATTGAACATAATTTTGTTGGTGCTATTCAGCGTTAGGCCAGAGCCGTCTGTGTGCGTAAGCGTCGTATCGCCATCTGCGCCAAATGTAATGACAGCACTATCAGAGGTAAACGTCAGGTCATCGTCAATAAACAAGTCTGGGATCGACAGGTCTTGAAACGCATCAACCATTGCGCCGCCAGAGCCTGCGCCGTCACTGTAGATGGCTTTGACTTGCCCGTTGGCTATGGTGACAGTCGCGCCACTGCCCTGCTTAATAATGATGCTCTGCGATCCACTCGTTGCGTTCTCGATAAACCACAGCTTACTGACCGTATTCGGCCCTATAGTAATGGTACAAGTGCTATTAAGAGTGCCAGTGTATTGCAAATAGATTGACCTGCCGGGATCAGTAGAGCCATCGGCAATAGTAGTAGTATGCGTGCCAGCATTGGTAGAAATTGCCTCCGTGCCAAACGAAAAAGCCTCAGCAATTAATTCTAAATTTGTATTCGTACTGGTGCCCCACGTACCTGATTCGTCACCAGTGGCGATCTCTTTTAAGCGTAGATCGTTGACGTAAGTTGCCATCTATCTTCTCCGACGTTTAGCAGCGGGCTTTTTCATAGAGGCCACATGCTTTTTCAATGTTTCAGCTTGTTTTTTGTGAGTCTTAGAGGCTTTCTCTAGCCCCTTAATAATCTTCTTAACTTTGCGTGGCATTAAGCTACCTCTTCCCAGTTTGGAGTCTGACTCGTAGATACACTTGAGTAACTTGGTGTTTGACTCGTTGATATACTTGAGTAACTTGGTGTTTGGCTTGTGTCAATAAGCCCCCAGATATTGATGACACCAATCTCTCCTGTAGCTGCCACGCCTGTAGGAACCACGACCGCAGCGCCTGTAACCGTAACTGATCCAACACTCCCCGTGCTTTCAACGCCAGTGACTGTGGTAGTTGCCGCAGCAGTAACCGTAACCGACCCGACAGCACCCGTACCTGCAACGCCTGTGACCGAAGTGCTCGCATCTCCGATAACCGTAACTGATCCAACACTCCCCGTGCTTTCAACGCCTGTAACCGAGACATTGACACCCGCGCCTTGGACAACTGTGACCGACCCGATTGCCCCCGTGCCAGAAACACCTGTGACAGCGACAACTGCACTGGCTGCGACTGTGGCTGTCGTGACGGCACCCGTGCCAGAAACACCTGTAACTGGGACTGGACTAGGTTGGCCCCACGTTCCATCACCCCAAGCACCTCGGCCCCAGCCGGTAAGGTTAGACATCTACGCAATACGGATAATTGCATTACTAGCGTCAGCGGTAGGGAACTGAATTGTAAAGTCACCAGAAGTGCTCGTTTTATCCGCGCCAAACGCCAACGTGCAGACAGCTTTGTCTGACTGAGTGTCGTTATAGATAAGAGCGCCATTAGCAGTGATGCTGCTAGAACTAAATGTAAGATCAGAAAAATCGCAAAATGCTGTGGTGCCTGATGTTGTGGGCGTAACGCTAGTCAGTGCTGCACCAGCCGCCGTATATCCTGTACCAGATACCTCGTTCGATGTCGTGTATGCAGTGGTGCTTGCGCCTAAAGAAGCAGAGCTTGTATACAAAGCTAGCTTAAACGTATTGCCAGAGCTGGCAGTAAAATTGTGCGTACCAACAAGGATCTCTTGCTTAAAGGATGTGCACATAGCTGTAGATATAGCCATTATAAACTCCTAAGTATGTCTGCCATGTCCTTATGACCTTGACGTTCTAGTTCTGCAATAAGTGTCGTCCTATCGCTTTTTATTGCTTCTTTTATGTAGTGCAAAACTGTAGCTCTGACCGCTTCTTTGAACGCTTCTGCTTGTTGCGCTATCACGGGGTGACAACTGCCACCCACACTTACAATTCTACCTGCGGCAGCTTGTGCCCAAAACTCAGGGTCATGCCCCTTGTGTTCTGTGGTAGCAACAAGAACATTACCTACTTCCATTTGTGGAGCTTGTAAAATCATATAACTTCTTACTGCACCGCTAATCTAGCTTGACCGGAACGATATGTGTCAGAGCGTAGTTTCCCATCACCTAAAACTTTAAGTAATGCAAGTGATGTGTTGTACATCTCGTTATACATTGCCACCATATCAGGCTCACCTTTCATAAATCGTATGGCTTCTACTAACGTACCGTTCAGTAATACAGAGTCAAACTCGTCGCCTAAATATGTCGTGCTTGCCGTAACTATGGACTCTGGGTAATACCCATAGTGTAATTCGGTTGAAAAGTTACTATTTGGGGTAGGGCCAATAATAAAAGAATCATCGTTAAAGATAGCGTAATGCTTAGGCACTCCGGTGGTAGCTGCCACTGGATAGGCTTCCCTAATAAAGTTTACGTCTTTATTTAGTAGGTAAATGTAATTACTGCTACTATCTATTATTGCCAAACTGTACACATACAAAAAATCGCTAGGCACGGATAGGTACGTGTTACTAGCAGTCATAACTCCTGTTACGTTTTTACGTAGTGCTGGTATTTGCACGGAGTTATATATCTTTTGTTCAGCCTGTTTTGTAAACAAAGCAAGCTGGTCATCTGTAAACGTCAGTTCACAAATGTCTTGAACATTTGTTTTTAGCTCAGTGTAGTTCATTCTCTACGCCATAGGGCCACGAGCCATTGTGCCTTTTGTTGCAGCGCCAGTACCTCGGATCTTTATGCCGGTAGTCTTTACATCTTTCATGTCGGTTTGCGGTGCACCCTTAACAGGTTGTACGCCTTTAACTTGAGCGAACTTCGGTGTTTTCATAAACGCCTCTAAGTTGTTGTTACCGTTACTGTTCCCACCTGACCTGTTGCTACTAAGTCATTAGGAGTTAAACCAAAAGGATCATCACCCGCTCCTACAGGATTCCAACCCCACTGTATCTGTCTGCTACTGTTTACCCCCGATTCACCCAAACTTCTATCAGGACGTGGATCTCTGATGGCCTGCGGGTCATTCACTGGAAACTCACCAAGTTTTAACTGCGGGTGATCTGGATTCCAGCACTCTGGGCACGCCTTTAAGTTTGTGTCCTGCCCTTTACGTATTACGTTCTTTAACTCACGTAGCTTATACTGAAAGCCGCAAATATCACACTCAGCAATAGCTATTTTGGCTGACGCAAAACGATTAGACATTAGTATGTCCTAGTAGCACGCGGTACAAATCGTGCCGCTGTTTTATCTCTATC